TCTAAAATAAATACACTTACAGTTACAGCATTAGCTGTAATGTTAGCAAGTCTTAATCCAACAATAGCATCATCACTATTAGCTGTTAATAGTGTTGTAGCCGAATTTGTTATCTGACCGCCTTCTGATTCAAAGTCTTGTGCCATGTATCCTCCTTATAATGCTATTGCCATAGCTGTAGCAAAACCTTTACTAGCAGCATCTGTTATTTTACTTACATTAATACTATTTACAGCAAGATTGATTGTTCCGCTAGTAGTAATTGGAGAACCAGTTACTGTAAATTCTGATGAGCCACTATCTGCTACTGCCACACTTGTAACTGTACCAGTAAATGATGGTGTAACTCTTGAAAAAGTTATATTAACTGAACCTATAGTTCCTGAATTATCAGTAGTACATAAGTAAATTCTATCTGCTTCTGTTGAACCCTCTTGAATAATAACTAATTGTCCAGCAAGTTCTGCTACTGTATTAAAATCTGGATCTCTACTTGCAGCTCCACTTGCTACTACTTTATAAATACCATTTTCTGTAGCATCTGTTTGATCTTTAACTAAAACTTTATCATTTGTTGCAAGTGTAACACCATCTAAAGTATCTCCATTTTCCAAAGCATTTGATAAATTAATATTTGCTGTTGTTGCAACTCTTGTAATAATTCTTGTTTTTAATCCTGCAACTAAATCATCTACATAACTTTTGTTTGCTACATCTGTAGATCCAGATGGTGCAGACATACCAGTTATAGAACCACCAGTAATACTTACATTACTAGATGCTTGTGTTGCAATAGAACCTAATCCTAAAGATGTTCTAGCAGTAGCTCCTGATTCTGTTGTAAAATTAGAACCATCACCTACAATAAAATTACTATCTGTAGGAGTCAGTCCTGCAATGTCAGCTAACTGTGCATCATAGGCTTGAACATCTGAACCTATTGCTAAACCTAAATTAGTTCTTGCAGATGAAGCACTTGATACATCAGATAAATTATTTGAGTTTGTTAATTTAGTTCCAAGTTGTGTTTGTATTGCAGAAGATACACCTGAAAGATAACCAAGTTCTGTAGATGTAACTGAACTGACTGCAACTTTACCTGAACTATTTGATTCTAAAGCTCTTGATGCAGTTAAATCAGAACTTGCTATTGTAGATGCACCACCAGTTATTGTTGCTTGTTTTGCATCTAATTGAGTTTGAATATTAGATGAAACATTATTTAAATAACCAAATTCTGTATTTGAAATTGTACCATCATGTATTTTTGTAGCATCTATTGCTGCACTTGTATTTATATCTGCATTAACAATAGTACCATTTAAAATTTTTGCAGTTGTAACTGAATCATCTGCTAATTGTGTTGTACCAATAACACCACCAGGTATAGACGTATTTGTATTTGATAATGCACCAATATAAACATTGTCTATTGTTTCATTAGCAAGTGATCCACTATCCCAAGTTACATTGACAGTTGTATTTGTAGAAAAAGTTGAAGAACTTATAGTTCCAAAAATTGTACCAGGTGTTGTTGCTGTTAATTTAATTCTTCTGTTTGCATGATAAACTGAAGTTACATCTACACCAGCTATTGTAAAAGATGTAGCTGAAGCATAAGCAGCAGTATAAGAACCAGAACCATCACCATATTCAATCCATTGAGCATCATTAAACCAATCTCTTGTATTTTTCATTAATGCTCTAATTGCATTGTTTAGATTAGAAGGTAACATTCCTTCTGCAACTGAAATACCATTAAGTGATGTGTTACTAGCTTGTGTTGTTGAATAATCTTTAATATTAGTTGTCATCTAATCTCCTATAAACCAAGAAAAGGCTTTGTTGTTTTCTTTGTTTTTTTCGTTTATCAAAGTGTTAATAGCTTCTTCGATTTGTCTTTGAAAGAACTCTTGAGTTTCAAAACTATATCTGACATTATCTATATCATTTTTATCTGTCATCTCAATCCAATTCTTGAAGCAATTAAATCAACACCTTGAGCATGAGTCCAAACAGATCCGCTTGGTGTTGTTACTTTAATTTTAAAATATCTACCAGATTGTCTTACTGGATTATCACCACTTGTAATCATGCTTGAAGCTGAAGATTCTGTAGCATCATCTGCTAATCTTTCTTTGCTTTTGATGGTTACACTAGCTGTAGCATCAACAATCGGTCTAATATTGGTTATACTACTTCTATGTCCAGGAAACAACTCTAATTCTCTAGTTTCTATAGTTCCTTCATTTTCTGTGCCTGAAAATATAGCTGCTTTGTAATCACTATCTATTGCTCCTAAATACATTTGACCACCATTCCAAAAGTCAGTATCTAAAGCAATATTAATAGCATCTAAGTTTTCTGAAATAATATCCATTAGTTCTACAGTATATGCACCCACAAACTGAGTAAATATTGTACTAGCACTTGCATCAGCAGTTGACCATTTTTGTGTAGCATAATTATAAATAATTACTTTATCGCAAATACCAGTTGTGTTGGCAGTGTTTGAAGCTGATGGATATAGCCATAAAGCTAATTGATTAAATGGATCAACAGCAGCACAAATTCTATCTGTAAATGCTTTGTTTAAATCTATATCAAAAAATCTATTAACTTTTTCTGCACCTATAGAAATAACTTGATCTCCATTAAGTTCAAAAAAACCATCGTCTGCATAAAAGAAAACCCTTCTATTATCTTGACATACTGTTCTTCCATATACAGCTCCTCTATTAGGAGATATAACTGATAATCTAAATACTGTTGCACCACCTACATAGTCCATACGAACTATTTGATTTTGTCTAAATACATAACCATATTCACCAGACGTTATGGCAACAATCTCTCCACCTGAACCTGGTAAGTCTTGTTGATCTGCTTGTTTAGTTCCTGCTGCCCAAGTTGTAATATCATTAATACCTGACCATTGAATTCTGTTTTGATTTGTAGGTTGATTACCTGTAACTAAAAAATCCCTAATAACTCCTGATACTCTAAATGTAGGAACACTACCTGATGTGGCTATAGCTGATAAATTTGCAAAATTTGTTGAAGTACCCATTAAATAATATTGAGGAGCATCTACACCATTACTTGCGATTATATAATTACCAAATTGTGTAAATGTAAAAAAATCTGTATTACCTCCAGTGAGTGATCCTTTTCTTGATGTAAATGTTCCACCATCTAATTGATAGATGTCTGTATTTTTTGCAACAAAATTAAATACATTACCTGAATTATCTCTGAAAGAACCTGCACCTCTACTATCTGCACCAATATTATTTGATGAATAATTAACTAATGAAGGAAATCTTTTATAAGAATTTTGTGCGTAATAAACATTGTTAGCAGTCGTAGCACCAGGATTTAAATATTCTGGTTGGTCAGGAAGCCACTCTCCAAAAGGTATTTGCATTATTCTCCTATTGGTTATTGTTTGTTACTGCAAATGATCTTTCATTGAAAGAACCAGCAACAGTAACATCACCTCTTTGTTGTAAAGGTGCATTACCATATTGATCTTCTCTGTCGTTTCTTTCAAGTCTTTCAAGTGCTGTTGAATACATCCCTTGCCATTGTTGTAGTCTTGCAGGTTCTACACCACCTAAAAAATTAGCAGCATGATATAATGAACCATATAAATAAATAGCAGGATGATTTGTTAAAATATAATTTGTAGTATTTGAATCTGATAAAGCATCAAATGATTTGTAATAATTAATAGTTGCTGTGTATGAACTTGCTGGAGTTGGAGCAAATCTAAAATTATCTCCAATAATTGTAAATGTGCTTGGTTGTCCAGAGGTAGAACTACCTTTGATTTGATCCATTTGTGCAGGAGTTATATAATGAAGTGCATATTTAGTGCCACCATCAACAATATACATATCTCTTATTTGTAAAAAACCTGTAGGTAAAGCAACTGTTTCAGCATCAATAGTAAAAGAACTATTTGTTGCTATCATTTTTCTAATTCTTAATTTTGAGTTGAAATCTTTTTCAGTTAAAACTATAAAATCTTCTGAAATTTCTGATGTTAAATCTGATCTATTTAGCCAGTTTGCTATTGATGTCTTTAATGCTGAATATGTATTTAATGCCATTATAAATTACCTTCTGCGGTTTTAAAATATTGAAACTCATTTGAGTTTAATTTTTTCTTTAAAATTTGTTTTTGTACTTCTTTTGGAAGACCGAACCAATTATTAGTTCCATTATACTCATTCGCCCAGACAGATAAAGCTAAAGTTGGAATACTAGCAACTCTTTTTAAATCTCTGGATTTAGAATATCCATCATTTAAATTTGTTAGTATTTTGTTATGTTTTAAGTGTGAGGTTACATCTACTTGTTCTTTGATAGCAATTTTGCCATCCATCTCATCTTTGAGATATGTAGTTTTTTGTAAACCATCAACTGTTACATCTTTTTTCATCTGCCTTGACCTTTGTACCTAGTTAGTTTTTTGTTTCGTTTTTCATGTTTATTCAAGTCCTTCTTATGCCTTCTTGGTCTTTTTTTAGGCTTTGGTCTTGGAACAAAATGAACAAACTTTTGTCTAGCCACTAAGCACTCATTTCAACAACAGAAATATCATTACCACTAGCACCAATAACTGCCACTTTTTCACCTGGAGAAATTTTAAAAATCTCAGGTTCGTCAGCAGGTATAAATATACTATTAGCTGTTGCTGTTGGGTTAGCACCAAATAAAATATGAACATCTGCGTTTGAGCAAATTCTTACATATTCTGATTGACTACCAAAAGCTGATGATTGTGTAGATGTACTTCCTGATAAAGTTACCATCTGTACTGTTGTAGGTCTTAATCCATAATTAAAACTCATATTTATCTCCTATTAGGTAGAGGGGAAATACCGCTAGGCAAGATCCCCTCATGTGTTTATTATCTTCTAATTACAAATGTAACAAGTAATTTTTTAGCTCCAGTAGAACCACCATCAGTAATCATTTCGATAGTTCCATCTTCTTCTACTCTGTTTGCAGCAGTAGGTTCAGCAGTATCTACATCACCAGCAGCAGAACCAGAGTGAGCAACTGTTATGCCACCACCAGTTACAGCAGTACCACCAATTTCAAAAGAAATTGCAGCATTGCCTCCAGAGATAGCACCTTGTAAAGCAGTAATAATTTTAATTATTTTACCACCATCAGGTACTGCAACAAATGTTGATGAAGCTGTAGATACATCTTCAATCTCAGCAGTTAGAAAGTAATCGTTTAATGTTCTCATTTTTTATCCTTTTTATTTGCTTCGTTCCGACTTTAAATCTTCAAAGACCAAACAAAATTGTTAATTAAAATGATGGGGGATTACTCCCCCACCAAAACTATTTATTATGATGTTGTTAGATCGTAAACAGCACCACTTGCAGCTTCGTTTCTTGACTCAAGAGTGTACTCAGCAACCATAAATCTCTGATCTGCGTCAGCAGTCTGAGCTGGAGTTTGTAGAGCAAAATCTCTTAAGAAAGCAACAGCGAAGTAGTCCATCTCTAATACTAACGCATCTTGACCTTTTTTAGCAGCAGTAGCATTAGCACCTCTGATGAATCTGTTTGGAGCAACTTGTAATGTTCCAAAGTCTGACTCATATACGTCAATAGAAGTAACTAATCTTCTGTCTTCTGCTTGGTCAAATCTAGTTGAACCACCAGTAAAGCCAGATAGCTTCTGTTTGTTGAAAGCACCAACCATAATCATGTTAGGGTTTCCACCAGCATCGAAGCATGATCTCAATACAGATTTCAACTGATCTTCAGTGAAAGCTCTTTGAGTACCATCAGTTCTAGCAGCACCGCCACCTGAACCTGATCCACCAGCACCTGCACTTACGTTA